AGGGTCTAGTATTAAATCATCAGCTAAAGCTTGGAAATAGCTATTAATTGCCCCTACAAGAAGCATTTGATTATCTAGTGAGTTTTTATATCTTCCTTTGTAAAAGTCTCTCCAGGTTTTAAACAAGTCAGTATAAATCATGTCCATAGTCTCTACTACAAGAATAAACTTCATATCATCTGTTATTCCTTGTCCTGTTGATACAAGTGAGTTTACAGATCTAGCTACTCTTACTTCACCTTCATCGTTGTATAATACAAAGCCACCATCATTTATTGCTGCATCTAAGTCGTCAGGCTCTTCTACAATATCAATTTTTAATGGTTTAGCTATCATAGACATATCTAAATTAGACCCTGCTAATTGACCTAATAAATATGGTATATATTCTCCTGCATTATCATTTACTAAATTTACAACATGCATATCATCTGGATTAGTTGCTTGATAAACTAATGCTTTATATCGTTTCTTGTCATTTGCCACGCTTGATTTTACAAATGTAACTAAATCATCAGTTTCTTGTTGAGTAGCATCTGCCATTGCTATCCAGCAATTCATATCAACTTTGCCTTTAATATCTTTGAATATATCTGATAAAGCTTCCTCACCTTGCAGTCTAAATACTACTAAAGTTTTTGGCACTCCCTCTAATACATCTTTAATATACTTTGCATTTGTTTCTGTGTATCTAGCTGCTTCCTCACTTGTGAAATCATCTATAAAACGATACTCTGCTACTCTATCCGTATCTGTATCATCTCTTACGATTAATACTGCCATTCTGCCACCTTGTGACCTAGCTACTGCACTTGCTCCCAAGCCTTTGAAGACTATTGAGAGTTTTGGCATACCGATATCTGCCATAAATTACACCTCCAAATCTAAATTTTCCATTAGTGGTCTGTCATCAATAACTTCATAATCAGTACTAAACGATAAACCAAAATAACAATGTAAAACTTTATCAACTATGTTAAATTCAAGAGTGTCTATTTCAATATTTAATTCTCCATCAACTTTTAACAGTTTCCCTTGAAATAATTCATTCAAGCCATCCTGAATATTGTAAAGCTCCATTCTGTTATCATTAATAGTCTTTGAAAAGTAATAAATTCTACAAGTTATCTCACTATCCATTGCTTCTCTCATAAAGTCGCTGGTCCTTATATTGTCCAGCTCAATAAAAAAAGAAGGTCTTGTTATACCTTCCTCTATATCAGTTGAAAATGTTATGTTGCCAAATTTATTTTTTAATTCTCTTACTATTGCTTTATGAATATCACTGTATTTTACCATATAATCACCTACAATCCGTGATTATCTAACAGATCTTCGAGCCAATCGTCAACATCTTTATAATATTCAGGTTTATACTCTTCAGCAGCATCTTCAAAAAAGTGTTTACCTTTAACAAAGCCCACTTCTTTACCATCTTTGGTTACCATTCTATGGCCGTACTCTAATAAATGAGCATGATAAGCAGGCTTACCAGCATATACCCTTACTGCATAACTTCCGTCTACTTCATATTTGTAAGGTTTGCCTCTTGCTATTCCTTTAAATAAATTGCCAGTTTTTTTCTTAACTCTTGCTTTAGCTAATTTCAAAGTCTTATTCTTTAGTTTAGTACCTGATTTTCTAAGAAACTTCTTGGCTTCTCTACCATTCTTAAACTCTTGAGCAAGACTTAAAAGTTCTTCTTCAAATTCTGACAACTCGCTGAAATCAAATTCTACACTCATAATTTCACCTACTCATAATTAATCCTGGTTCTAAATTCCCATTCTGAATTATCCTTATAATTGGGGAAGAAGTCTAAAACCTCATATTTATTTCCTTGTACATCTTTAAAGTACATATCAATTTTAGGTTCTTTAATACTTTTCTTTCTGACAAAGATTCTTTGCATAGTATAAGCCCCTTGTAACCCTGTATTACTCATTTCAAAAGTACCACCATGTTGGGGTCTTATCTCACAATATACATCTTTGATTTTTCTGTATTCCTTAGTAATTTCACCTAATTCATTCTCAGCTGGTACACTTCCATACAACTCAAGTTTGTGCCTATATTTCATTGTTATCACCATAATTTCCGTGTTTCATTTGTTGAATCAACGAATGTATTGTATATCGGACTTTTTCATCTACCTTAAATTCTGCAAAATCTCTATTGTCATACCAATTACTAATTAATACTAGCATGGCTAATCTTGCCTTATTTTGAAACCTTTCATTTTTAATTTTGCTATCATAATCATCTATAGCATCTTTTAGATAAATTTCAGCATTATCTATTAGTAAATTTATTAAATTATCGTCATCATCATAGTCAACTCTTATAAAATTTTTAACATCATCTAGAGATAACATTACATTATCACCCCTTAAGGGATAGAGAGGGATTACCCTCTCTATTTTTTATCTTTCTTTTTATGCTTTTCTCCTTTGGTTTCCTTTTTCTTAGGTTCCAAGGGTTCTACAAGCCCTAATTTAATCAATTCTTCTGCTACTTCCTTTGGTGCGTCGAATATATCGCCCTTCATTCTATTCCTACAAGCCTTTTTATCTAGAAAATGATATAGTGCCCTAACTCTTATCATAAATATCACCCGTTATATCTGAAGTTGTCCATATACCATTGAACCAGCGTCCCACATTACTAAATCATCTCTAGTTATTACTCTTAATTCTGTTGTATCTCTTCTCCAAGCGTCTCCACCTTCTCTAGTAGAAGCTAATTCAAATAATCCTCTAGTAAATAGTACAGCAAATTGTTTTCCATTACCAATAACCATTGGCACTAGATCAGGTGGTCCTTGAATTGTTGGTAAATACCTATTTGATACTACTACAACAGGTCTGCCTTTGAATAGCTTTCTGCCAGGTTGAGTTATATCATCTTGTAACAAATATCTTCCATTATTATCAGTTTGAGTGTCCATCCAATTGTATCCATCTTGATTGGTTATGATTATAGCATTCCTACTAATGGATGGATCCAAGTCAACATTTAATACTCTCTTGATATCATCAAAGCTGGTTAGTTGCACTGGCTGTAATCCTGCTATTAAATTAGTTATTAAAGTATTTTTAGTTACTACATACTTCTTAGCTATCCAGTTACTTACATAATTTATTATGTTCTGATCAGTATCTCTCAACAACTCATTAGTAAGTGGCAGAAATCCTGCTCTTTTTACAAGATTATATTGGATTGGTACAAATTGTGGGTTGTCCATTTCTTGAATTGGTTCATATTCATTAACTACCTGTAATGGTGTCATAGTGTTATCCGCTTCAAGTACTCTACTACCAGATAGAGTATTTACTCTTTCAACTGTTACATATTCAGATAAATCATTTAGTTCCCTAGCAATTGTATTAATCCTAGTTTGAATATCCTGAGGAACAATTATTCCTACATCTCCAGCAGCTGGATTATTTGGATCTGTACCTTCGTGCATTACTTCTGCCATTACTGTTCTAGTATATTCATTTATGATACTTCTATCATCAGCCGTAAGTGCTCGCCTTCTTAAACCTCTTAAAAATACTCTTCTGTATTCTGCTTCTAAATCTCTATCAACATTGGTGTTATTTACTTGTACACCGTCATTAATGTCAGCATCTTCTAATGCTTCAATTTCTTTTTGTAAATCAATTTTCTTTTGTAGTGCTCTAACCTCCTCCATCATTTCTTCTGCTTCTTTTACCTTATCTTCAGCTAATAATGCTCTTACTTTAGCTTTTTTACTATCTAATTCCTGTAATAAAGCTCTCATTTCTTTAGTCATTATAAAACCATCCTTTCCTAAAATATTTTTTATAGATAATAAAAAGAGCTTTTACAATAACTCAAGCTCCAACAATAGTTTTTTCTTTTTTAGTTCTTCATTGTTGTTTTTCACCCCCTCGGTAGGAGGTTTTTTGAGGCCCTCTGGGATATTTTGATATATAGCCAAGTACTTTTTATCTACACTAGCTGCTACTTCTTTAGTTTCTTCAATTTCATCAGCAAGGCCATAATCTAAGCAATCCTGAGCCGATAACCAAGTTTCAGCATCCATAATTTCTATAATTTCATTAATCATTAACGCTGATTTTTTTTCATAGGCTACTATCATGCTGTCTCGAATCTTATCTAAATCATCAGCTAACTTTCTGAAATCATTGGAATTTCCCATGCCCCAAGTCCAAGGATTATGAATCATCATCATAGCATTAGCTGGCATTATAACCTTGTCCCCTGCCATGGCAATAAGAGATGCAATACTGGCAGCTAATCCGTCAATATATACATTGATTTTGGCTTTATGTCTTTTTAGCATAGAATAAATGGCCTGCCCAGCAAACACATCCCCACCAGGACTGTTAATGTAGACATTTAGTACATCAATGTCACCCAAAGCATCCAGGTCCTCCTTAAATTCTTTCGGTGTTACTTCATCACCCCACCAGGAATAGTCGGATATTTCCCCGTAGAGTGTTAGTTCAGCTGTTTTTTCATCTACTGCTTTAAAATTCCAAAATTTCTTCTTATTCTTCCCCAATAGATTCACCACCTTTCTTAATTACTTCTGTAATGGGTACCATATTGCCATTAACTAATAGTACGTCTCCACCTTCAGCAGCCTCCATTTCCTCTTTAGCTCTTACTTCATTTGCTGTCAAAAATCCACCTTGAATTCCAATCCTATAAGCCTCATACCTTGACTTAATATCAGCCCTGGTTATTGCATCTACATTGAATTTACAATAATAACCTTCATTCAATTCTTGATCTAGGAACAGTTTATAAGTTAATTCCTGCTCATACATAGTCAATATAGCCATTAATGTGTCAATGTAAAACTGTCTTTGCTGCTCTATTATGTTGGTATGAGTAGATCTATCTAAGTCATTTAGCTGGTGCATCTTAATACCAAATGCAGCTGCTATCTGCCTAATAGTTAATTCTGTATTTTCAAGGAATTGAGCATCGGCCATTGATAATGATATTGGTTGAAATTGATAACCTAATGGCAATAAGCTAACTCTATGTGCATTTTTCAAGCCACTAGACATTTGTTCAAATTTTTCTCTAAAAATCCTTTCTGCTTCTTGGTTTAAATCTCCTACATAATGTACTATCCCTTTTACCTGCATACCACTTTGAAAAAACTTATTTATATATTCCTGTGAAGCTCTTCCATTCTCTATTAAAGTCTTTAAATAAGTCAGTGGTGTTATTCCAGTAATCCCATCAACTGAAAAACCTTTAAAATGAAGTATTTCACTTGGTTTAAGCCTAACTTGTTTACCATTAGGTAAGCTGAGAATATACCAAAGCTTGTTAGTTGATTTAAATAAGCCTTTATCATCTACCCATATCTCTACTTTTTCGCTATCAAGCGGCCATAGGGCCTTAATTTGTCCTTTTTTATCAAACTCTATGCTAGCATAGCTATTGCCATGTATATTCCTTTGAGTCTCTAAACAGTTAAAAAAAATAAAACTACTCATATATGGATTTGGTCTTGTTTTTAGCAAAGTATAGAGTGGATGTTCTGTAGCCTTCCTAATGCCATTTTCATCTCGGTAGATCTTGATTGGCAACTTTGCCACTGCTTCACTTAAAATTCTTATGCAAGCAAATACAGTCGCTTCTTTTAGTGCATTTTTACCTACTACATTAATCCCATCTACTTCTATGCCTAGGACCTTTAGCAATTCTCTATCTTGCAAAGATACTGTCTCTCTCTCATTTATTGCATTCCTAAATATCAAATATTATCACCTCTCTTTCTTGGGGGGATGCCTAGTAAAAAATACTCCTAATCCAAATAGTATAATTCCTAGTGCATATAATCCTGCAATTGTAGACACTAAAAAAGTGGCTATAACTATTAATAATAAGCCACCTATGATTAAAATATCTTCTATATAGTTAAGTATATTATCACCCCCAAAGTTTATTTAAAAAGTCTGGATTAGCATATTGATTTATGTCAATGGGTTTTGGTTGATGCGCCATTGCTAATTTGTGAGCATCTATAACTGCATCTACAGGGTCAATTCTTTTTCTTCTATCTTGTTTTACTATTTTTATTTCCCCAAAACTATTACTTTCAATTCTTGCATTGGCAATGCTCCATGTTAATAACTCATTTTCTTTATTATAAATAACGTTACCTGCATCTACTTCCAGTCTAAAATCTTCAGTTGCATCATTAAGACTTCTAGCACTTTGTTTTATTTCAACACAATCTACTCCAAAGGTCTCTAAATCATGTAGAAAAGCACTTGCATTGGCAGGGTCATAAGCTATGGCTATCAACTTCAGATCATACCTCTCTATGATATCTCGTAAATATTGTATTATATACTTGTAATCTGTTTTAACTCCTCCAAGTGTTTCGGTCACAGTTAATAAACCTTTTTTAATCCAAATATCATAAGGAGCATTATCTGTTTTTATATGTGCTTCTACGCTGTTTTTGGGAATAAAACTGTGAGATTCAATAAAATATTTATTATTAGGAAGTGGAAATTCTAATGCTATTGATGTTAAGTCTCCTCCACT